TAACCACCCATCATTAGTTAAAACTCCTAGTGTTAATGCAAGTGCTGGTGCTGGTGCAGTTATAGAAATGCCTGATGAATTAGAACCAAATTTAAAACCTTATTTACTACAACCATCTGGACAAAATTTACAAGCTATTATGGAATCAGTAAGACACAAAGTTGATGCTATAAATAGAATTGCACATACAGGAGCAATTAGAAGTACCAAGACACAAGTATCATCTGGTGTAGCTTTACAAACAGAATTTGAATTACTTAATGCTAGACTATCTGAAAAAGCTGATAACTTACAAATAGCAGAAGAACAATTATTTAATCTATATGCACTATTTCAAAATACTAAATTTGAAGGAGAAATTAATTATCCTGATTCATTTAACATTAGAGATTATGCTGCTGATCTTATGTACTACCAACAAGCTAAAGCATTAAACATTGGTTCTCCTACTTTTAATAAAGAAGTTGATAAAGAAATAGCTAGAGCAGTAATAGATGATGATACAAAACTAAATGAGATATTTGAAGAAATAGATATTAAATCAGAGGTTGGAGAATTTACACAAGACGAAGTAGTACAAGAAGATCAATCAGTAGAACAAGAACAAATTTAATGAATGTCAGATATAATAAAAGATTCAACAATATATCGTATTAAACAAATAGAACTTGCTGAAGCAGAATTTTATAAAACATTAATCAAAACATTAGACAAGATAGAGCAAGAAGTAGTATCACTTGCTGGAAAATTACCTTTAACAGATGGAAAGTTAATAGAACTACAAGCTGCTATTGCTATTAGACCACAGATTAAAGCTATTCTCGAAAGAGAGTATTTAGCATGGTCAGATACAGTTGTTAGAGATGGTTTTAATAAACAAGCTAAAAGAATTGAAAAAACATTTAAACGAATAGGTAATATACCACCAGCTTTTCAAGAATTGACTAAAGGAGATAAAGCATTAATCCAAAATTTAAAACAACAATACTTTACACAATTTAAAGATGTTTCAAATACATTTACAAGAAGATTATCAGAAAAGGTTTATCAGAATACATTAATAGGTTCAGATTTTACAGTATTACAAAAAGAATTAAGACAAACTATAAATGGAATCTATGCTAGTTCAGATGATTTAGAAGCACAGAAATTAGTTGATTATGTAAATAGGAATAAATTTAATAAATCAAAACAATTACAAGTTGATAAAGCAGTTCAAACATTACAATCTAAATTTGCTAGAGATCGTACTGGAGAAAACATGAAAAGGTATGCTGGACAGATTTTAAACGATTCTTTAAGGGATTTTGATGCAACATTAAACTTTAACAAGTCAAATGATGCTGGTTTAACTTATGTCAAATACTATGGAGATATTATTCCAACGACTAGACAGTTGTGTAAAAGTGTAGTAAGTGGAGTATATAACAAAAGACAAGGTGGGCTTTTTACTATTGATGAAGTTAATAAACTTTGGTCAAGTACAAGTTGGAAAGGTAAAAAGTCTGGTAATCCTTTAATAGTTCGAGGGGGTTATAATTGCCGACACCAATGGAGTTATGTCAATCCTGATTGGTATAATAAAGCTGGAGAACTAATAATATAAACTAATAAGGAGTCTTAATGACGAAAGAAACAGAGGTAGTTCAACCGAAAAACGAACAAACAGAAGCACCAAAAGAAGAAGTAAAAGTAGAAGCACCAAAACAACAAACATTTACACAAGAACAATTAGATAACATAATCAAAACAAGATTAGAAGCTGAACAAAGAAAGAATCAGAAAATTCTTCAAGAAGAAGAAACTAAAAAATCTGAACTTCTAAAAGAACAGCAATTAAAAGAAGCTAAATCTAAATCTGATATTGAAAAGATTATGCAAGATAGATTATCTGAAAAAGATTCAGAACTTAACAGATATAAAACACAGATTAAAAAAGAAAAAGTTGATAACTCAATTCTATCTGTTGCTAATAGAGAAAAATCTATCAATGCACAACAAGTTGTAGCTTTGTTAAAAGACGAAGTTAAATATACTGATGATGGTAGAATAGAAATAGTTGATAATAATTCCAATGTAAGATATAACACTAAAGGAGAATTATTAACTATTGACGATAGAGTTAAGGAATTTTTAGATGCTAACCCACATTTCCGTCAAGGGTCTTTGTCTGGTTCAGGAAGCCAGAGTAGTGTTGAGGGTAAAACTGTAAAACCTTTCAATATTCAGGATTTAAACATGAGTAAGCCAGAAGATCGTGCTAAATATGCAGAGTATCGCAAAGAACGAGATTCAAAACCTACTCAAATTAACTTAACAAATAAATAACAAGGACAAAATAAAATGGCAAACGAAACAACAAGTTCCACGCTATCGGAACTATATACAGAGATAGTAGCAGAAGCATTATTCGTAGCAAGTGAAAGATCAATTATGAGACCACTTGTAAAAAATTATGCAATAACAGGTGGTGGAAAATCAGTAGAAGTTCCTGTCTATGCAGCAGTAAGTGCAGCAGCAGTAGCAGACGCAACTGATCTATCTAACACAGCAATCAATCCAACTTCTGTAACTATTACAGCAAGTGAAAATGGAATAATGACTACCCTAACTGATCTAGGAAGAAATGCAGCACCAAGAAATGTTGCAGCAGATATTGGTAAATTATTCGGAGAAGCGATTGCAAAAAAAATAGACACAGACTTAACTGCATTATTTGGTGGTTTTTCAAATACTGTTGGTTCAGCAACAACTGTTATGTCAGCAGCATTGATTTTCAATGCAGTAGCTAAATTAAGATCAACAGGTGTTCCAAGTGATAATCTTGCTTGTATATTACACCCAAATATAGCTTATGATTTGAAATCAGGTTTATCAAACACATTCGCTAACCCTGCAAATGGTGTTGGTAATGAAGCTTTGAGAACTGGTTTTGCTGGTCAAATAGCTGGTGTTAGTATCTATGAAACATCAAATATGGCAGACTCATCAGGTAATAATCCGGGAACAACTGGAGATTACAAAGGTGCAGTATTCCATTCTGATTCTTTAGGTCTAGCTATGATGCAAGACTTGAAAATCGAAACTCAAAGAGATGCTTCTCTTAGAGCAGATGAAATCGTAGCTACTGCAGTTTATGGTACAGGCGAATTACATGACTCTTATGGTTGTGAAGTTGAAGCAGACTCATCAATACAAGACGCATAGTCATAATTTTATGAGGGCGAGAAATCGCCCTTATATTAACTAGGAGAATTTATGGAAGAAATGATAAAATTAACAAATGGAAAAAAAACCATTATTAGATCAAAAATACAATACGAAGCGAATATAAAACATTTTGGAATAAGAGGTTTTGTTCCTTTTGATGAAGTAAAAAAAGAAATTAAAAAAGCGACAGTAAAAGACATTTCTGATAAAGTAGTACAATTAAAACCCAAAAAGAAAAAAGGAAAAAAGAAATGAAACAATTAAAACCATATATTAAAATGGCAAAAGATAACCCTAAAGTAGCTGCTGGTGTTATTATAGTAACAGTAATAATATTAACTTGGATATTCTAAATGGCAAACTATACTGGTGCAAATGTAATAGTAGCTGGAGATGTAACTAAATATCAACCAGATGCTTTTGATTTTGGTATTGCAAGTGGTGCAACAGAAGCAACTAATTTCTTTGCCCAAACTACTAACGATATTTTAAGAGAATTAAGAATTAAATGGTGGCCAGTTTATAAAACAAATGTCTATTCAGATATTACATCATTACAAACTGCTGAAATGGTTAATACAAAAGTTAATTTAGATCAGTTTGAACGTGCTGGTGTTTATTTATTCTTATCAAGATTCTTTTTACCAGCATTAACTAAATTTAGACCTGAAGCTGATAAAGATAGATTTGAAAGAATGATTGAATTTTATGGATCACAATATAATAAAGAAATGAGATCAATCCTAGAAGATGGTGTTGAATATGATAGTGATGCTTCTGCTAGTATATCTGCAAGTGAAAGAGAACCTTTACATGGATATAGACGATTGACTAGATAATGGTTGTATCAGTAAAAGTTAAAACTAATGCAGAGTTCATTAAAAAACGATTAAAAAAAGTAG